GAGGGGTTTGTTATTGTGCCAACACAACCATTTGGTTTTAATTATCTAGGTGGTAAATTATTGGCTGCTTTATGTTGTTCACATGAAGTTAGAGAGATGTTAAATAAAAAATATGATATGAATTTAGTTATGTTTGAAACCACCAGTTTATATGGTAACTCAAAGTCAGCAAGTCAATATGATGGTATGAAACCAATGTTAAGATACAAAGGTCTAACTGATAGTGATTTTATACCTATGATACATGGTAAACCATTTAAAGATTTACAAAACTATGTTGAAAGTAGAACTGGTCATCTAGTACCAGAAAATGCTAGTAGTAGAAAACTAAAACTTACAAATGCTATTATTGGTTTAGTTAAAAGAACTTTAGACGGTGATGAACTTAAAAATTTTAATACTACTATTATAAACGCAAAACAATTAACTGAAAGAAAAAGATATTATGTATCTAATTATGGTATAGAAAATTTTATAGATATAGTAAATGGTAAAACAGATAAGATTATCAAAGCACAAAACTATGATAGATATTATGACAATGAACTTATAGAATGGTGGCGTAAACTTGCTACTAAAAGGTATAATAAATTAAAAGAAGATGGTCGTTTAAGAAAAGACCTAGAAATATGGACTAGAGATAGTAAGATTGATATTATAAGATGATTGAGTTTGATTATAAATTAGATTTTAAAAAGTTAGATTTTACAGACTTTGAAACTAGAAAACTATATCGTATAGGTAGAGGTGAGCAAGGTGTATTGCTTGTTAGACCTTATACAAATGATATATGTAAATTCTGGAAATTTAAAACACCAAAGATTGCAGTAAAAAGTGCTGTACAAATATATTCTATGTATGCAGATTACAGAGCATTAAATGATTTTGTTGGTATGGATATGTGTAGAAAATTTTTAGAAATGGGTTTTACAAGAGCTAGACGATATGCCAATCACAAAGATGGTAAGAAATACGATAAGAATGGTAATATAAGACCACAAGAAAAAGATTGGTCTACAAGTGATAAAGCAATATCAGCTAGAATATTTAAGACATATAGAGATAAAGTAACTAAAGACAATAAATATATAAGTATGAGGAAGATGTGGCGAGAGTATGAGAATCACAATATACAGGCGATACAATGATTATATTAGCCATGATTTTCCACCTCAGGAGCTTGACAATGTTAAAGATTTCCTGTATAGTGAGGGTATAAAATGGTATACAATAAGTTTTAATGAAAAGGAGATGATAGAGTATGAGCAACTTTCTAAAAGATATAATTAAAGAAACAGGTAACGAGTTTGCTACAATAGCAAAAGATGGTGTTACAGGTGGTGATGTAGATAGTTTTATTGATACAGGTTCATATTCTTTTAATGCTCTTCTTTCAGGTTCAATTTATGGTGGTTTACCAAATAATCGTATTACAGCAATAGCAGGTGAAGCTGCTACAGGTAAAACTTTCTTTGCATTAGGTGTTGTTAAGTCCTTTTTAGATATGGACAAAGACGCTGGTGTTATATATTTCGAATCAGAAAATGCAATATCAAAAGATATGGTTGAAAGTCGTGGTGTAGATAGTGAAAGATTAGTCATTATGCCAGTTGCAACCGTTCAAGAATTTAGAAGTCAATCAATTAAAATTATAGACAAATATTTGGAACAACCAGAAGCTAGTAGAAAACCTATGATGTTTGTATTAGATAGTTTAGGTATGTTATCTACTACAAAAGAAATGGAAGATACAGCTGCTGGTAAAGAAACAAGAGATATGACAAGGTCACAAATTGTTAAATCTACTTTCAGAGTGTTGACCTTGAAATTAGGTCAAGCAGGTGTTCCTATGATAATGACCAATCATACTTATGATGTGATTGGCAGTATGTTTCCACAAAAAGAAATGGGTGGCGGCTCAGGTTTAAAATATGCCGCTTCATCAATCATCTATCTAGGTAAAAGAAAAGAAAAAGATGGCACAGAGGTAGTTGGTAATATTATACATTGTAAAAATTACAAATCAAGAATAACAAAAGAAAATGCTCAAATAGATGTAAGACTAACTTATAAAACAGGTCTTGACAGATACTATGGTCTTTTAGAACTAGGCGAAGAAGCTGGTGTCTTTAAGAAAGTATCTACAAGATATGAACTACCAGATGGTACAAAAGTTTTTGGTAAGTCTATCAATACTGAGCCTGAAAAATATTTTACAAAGGAAGTATTAGATAAAATTGATGAACACACCAAACAAAAATTCACCTACGGACAAGAAGAATAGAAGATATGTTTTTGCTCAACAAGAGGGCAAAGACTATTCTTGCGTCAAACTAACAGAGGGTAAATTCAAAGATGTAATTTACCATTATGGTAGAGTTGCATTTGCACCAGAGTCAGAAAAATTACCTGACGGCAGATTGCCTATGAAGTTTGATTACACCGTAGATAAAAACCCTAACAATTTAATCCTGCTTGACAATGAAGAGTTTATAGATTATATTGGTGATATATTATTAGAATTATTAGAAGAAAAGTTAAAAGATGGTACAGCAATCAAGGATTGAAAATACAATAATATCTAGTCTATTCTTTAATGAAGATTACACTAGAAAAGTTTTACCTTTTATCAAAGAGGAATATTTTGGTAATCGTGTAGAGCAATTATTATATGGTGAAATATTTAAATTTGTAGAGAAGTATAATAATCTTCCTACAAAAGACGCCATGTTAATTGAACTTGGTCAAAGAAAAGATATTAATGAAGAAGAACTAAATCATTTAAAAGATTATGTAAATCAAATAGAAAATACAGAGTCAGATGAAAAATGGCTTACTGAAACAACAGAAAAGTTTTGTAAAGACAGAGCCGTACATAACGCAGTATTAAGTGGTATAAAAATATTAGACGGTAAAGATAAGAAACAATCAGCAGAGGCAATACCACATATCTTATCAGACGCATTAGCAGTATCATTTGATAAGTCAGTTGGTCACGATTATATAGAAGACGCTGAAGATAGATTTAAATGGTATCACACAAAAGAGAAAAGATATCAATTTGATTTAGATTATATGAATAGAATTACAAAGGGTGGTGTACCAAGTAAAACACTTAACATTGCTCTTGCTGGTACTGGTGTTGGTAAGTCTTTATTCATGTGTCATTTAGCTTCAAGTTATTTACTTCAAGGTCTTAATGTATTGTATATATCTTTAGAAATGGCAGAGGAAAGAATTGCAGAAAGAATAGACGCAAACTTATTAGATGTTACCATGGAAGACCTACATGATATGCCTAAACAATTATATGAGGGTAAAATTAGTAAGTTAAGAGAAAAAACACAAGGTCAACTAGTTATAAAAGAATATCCAACGGCGTCTGCTCATAGCGGACATTTTAAATCGTTGATGAACGAATTGGCTCTAAAGAAATCTTTTAGACCAGATGTCATCTTTATTGATTACTTAAACATATGTGCTTCAAGTAGATTTAAAGGTGGCAATATTTCATCTTACTTTTATGTCAAAGCAATTGCTGAAGAGCTAAGAGGTTTAGCGGTAGAGTTTAATGTACCAATCTTTAGTGCAACACAAACTACTAGAACTGGTTATGTGTCAACTGATATTGGTCTTGAAGATACCTCTGAATCTTTTGGTCTTCCAGCAACTGCTGACTTTATGTTTGCCTTAATATCAAACGAAGAGTTAGAGGCATTAGGTCAGATGAAAGTTAAACAATTAAAAAATAGATACAATGACCCTAGTATAAATCGTGCATTTATTGTTGGTGTTGACAGGTCTAAAATGAGATTGTATGATGTACAGCAAAAGGCTCAAGAAATAGTTGACGCTAATCAAGTTGATGAAAAAGAGGACGCTTACAATAAGTTTAGTGATTTTAAACTATGAAACACCTAGATGTTAAAGCATTTTCTAAATTATATAAGTCAGTTGTATCAAATGATTTATGCGATAAGACCGTTTCTGAAATGAGTAAATTAGATTTTAAAGAACATACTTTTTATAATGCAAATACAAATGAATATAAACCTAGAAGTGGCTCACAAGAATTATCTATGAGTTGGGGTAATGTATCAACAAAAAATCATTTAAATAAATTAGTTGATGATACAGCATTTAGATATGTAAAAGAATTAAGAATGCCTTGGTTTGACAAGTATCAAGGTTATTCTCATGTAAGATTTAATAAGTATGCAGAAAATAAAAAGATGGCCTTACATGCAGACCATATTCATTCAATGTTTGATGGCGAAAGAAAAGGCATACCAATATTGAGTGTATTAGGAGTTTTAAATAATGATTATGAGGGTGGTGAATTTGTTTTAATTGACGAAAAAATAGATTTAGCTAAAGGTGATATTATTATATTTCCTAGTAACTTCATGTATCCTCATAAAGTTGAACCAGTAACAAAAGGTATTCGTTACTCTTATATAAGTTGGATATGGTAAAGAAAAAGCAAAAAGTCAGATTTCATAAAGGCGATAAAAGACCTAATAAATTGGATAAAAAATTAAGATATAAAGTAGAAATGGCCAAAGAGGGTAAGAAAATACTCTGGCATGTACTAGAAAAACCAACTAATAATATTGTTGGTAAATACTTCTTTGAAGAAGACGCACAAAAATTAGCTAACTTTCAAAACAAACACCGTGCTTGGCAAGAGAACGGTGGCATACCTAAATTTCTCTGGAATTACTAGTTGCCAAACTCTCCTAAATAGTTTAGGAGAGATTAATGGCATATTTACAGACAAAAGACTTTAATAAAAATGCGTCTGCTGGCGATTACGCTGGTAAAGATAGACATAGTATAGTCTTATTTAAAATTAAAGATAAGAAACCATTTGTGTTAAGTGCAACACAAACAGGACCTAAAGTCTATGGTGTTACCTATGATAAAACTAAAAAGATTTTAGTTTATAAAGACACATTAGCCTCTAAAAAATTAAAAGAAATATCCATACTAAAAGTCTTTAAAGATAAAGATTTTGGAGGTGGTGCCGCTGGTTCTGGTGGTGGTGCCGATTTAACTAGAATTGCAGAGTCAGCACAATGTTATTATTGTTCATATGCTTTTAATGTAGCAGGTAGAGAATTAAAAAGTCCGCCTACTTTAAAACAATTAGGAACAGCGGCTAGATATGTTCAAGCAGATATGAATTTATATGACGCTATGGATAAATGTCCTGAAGATTGGCATGATGTATTTGTTAAGACAGCAAATGTGTTAGTTAAAACATATAGAAACAAAGTTAGTGGTAATGTTTACTTTCATAGAGGTTCAAAATTTATGCAAAAAATCTATGAGGCAAAAGCTGAAGTTATGAGGGCAGATAAAAGGTCTGATAATGTTCAAGCGCCAGGTTCTTTTAGTAATGATAAGTGGAATCCAGGCGATATATGGTTGTCAACTTATGGTACTACTGAATATCCATTAACAAACAAATATTCTACATGGTCAGAATTGAATCAACAAGTATTAGAAAAAGCAGGTAAATTAGGTGGTAAAACAAGACTATTAGGCATATCATTGAAAAAAGTAACAGGTCCTAGTGCAAGAATAACAGAGTTTAATTTACCAAAAAGAGTTAATAATATTATGATTAGTTATGAGGGTTTTAGATATGGTAAAGTTGGTGATTTCTTTTCATCACAAGACATCTACATGTACATGAGTGGCCAAGAGGTTCAGTTTAGAACTTTTAGTGGTGATAGTGCATGGCAAGGTGAGATAAAAGGTGCTTCAGCCGCAGGTGGTAAAATTGGTGGAGGTAATGTAAATTTTTATTGTATGAAACACATAGGTATAAACATAGGTGGTGGTAAAAGTAATAATTGGAATGAAAGAACAATATTAAATAATGTTGATGTAAATAGAATTTACGATTTATATGTTAAGTTTTATAATCAACAGAATACCTTTCAAAAGGCAGATTATCCTTTAGTACCAAAACCAGAATTTATAAAAACATTTAATACACAAACAAATAACTTTAAAGCCTCAAAATATATGTGTATGTTATTTTTAGAAACCTTTTATAATGGTACACCAAAACAAAGAAATAAAGTGGTTACCGAGATGATAAGGTATGCAGCTTCAAATACTGACCAATCATCTTATTTTATAAAGGTTTCCTAATATAAATAATAGTATATTTGTTAATGAATTTGTTGAAAAGTGCTTGCCAAGGCTCTTTAATTATAGTATAATGGGACAAAATGAGAGAGAAAAATGTTTAGTTTTAAAGGGTTTCAGACCCAAGATAAGAATACACACCTAGAACACCTAGAAGATGATATCATCAATAGAGGTGCAAAAGGTGGTGATAATGCTATAAACTTCCTAAAATCTGTTAGAGATATGTTAGCAGGTGCTTCAGGTGGTGTTAACATGACCGTAAAGTGGGACGGTGCGCCAGCGATTATATGTGGTGTCAATCCTGAAAACGGTAAATTTTTCGTTGGTACTAAATCAGTATTCAATAAAACTCCTAAAATCAATTATACTACTTCCGATATTCGTAAAAACCATGATGGTGTTGTTGCGAAAAAATTACAAGTATGTTTGGCTAATCTATCAAGATTAAATATTAAAGGCATACTTCAAGGTGATTTATTATTTACAGATGATTTAAAAGCCATTAATATAGATGGTGAAAAAATGATTTCATTTACACCTAATACTATAACATATGCAGTACCAATCAATAGTGATTTAGGTAAAAGAATTGCTAGAGCAAGAATGGGTATTGTATTTCATACATCTTATTCTGGTAAAACTATGGATAAATTATCTGCTAGTTTTGGTACCGTTAGAGGTTCATCTAATAGAAATATATTTTTAGCAAGTGCGGCTTATAAAGAAACTGCTGTTATGTTTTCTAAATCAGAGTTGTCAAGATTTGACGCACAAATAAGAATGGCTGAAGGCTCTTTAAGTAAGGCAGCTCCTATTTTAGACTTAATGAGTAAAACATCAAGCGACCAGTTATCAGTAGGTTTTAGATTAAAAACTTACTTTAATTACTTTATTAAAAACTCTAATAGTAGTATGGGTAAAGTTGCAACAATGCAAGAACAATTTAGAGATTATTTTAATAATATATTACAGGCAGAGATAGACGCAAAAAAAACACCAAGAGGTAAAGAGAGATTTATTAGAGCACAAAAAGATGGTTTAAGATTTATAGATAGAAATAAAAGAGCGTTGTATTTTGCAATCGCTAGTCATATAACATTAGGCAATTGTAAGAATACATTATTACAAAAAATGAATCAGATACAAAGTATTGGTAATTTTATTAGCTT